TGCACCTAATTTGGGAACATATACATTAGCAATTACAAATGAAGATGCTAATAAGTTTATAACATTTACAACAAGAGACCAAGCAAGTGATTTTAATCACATTGTAAACCAGATTTATTTTAAAACAGCAAGTCCTGATATTAAAGGATTAGTTAATTTAAGTACAAATATAGAACTTAAAACTTCATTATCTAGTGGTGCTGGTACTAAAGTAACAACATTTGATGATGTTGAATCTGTATCTATACCTGCATCAGCAAGTGCTCATACAGTAGCAACACTATCAACATCTAGTTACGATAGTTATGTAATAGATTATACTGTTTCATTTGATGGAACAAGCGATGGAAATTATAGACGTGTAGGACAATTACATGCTAGTAGTTTTTATAACAGTACAACAGGTAATGCAACTGTTGTGTTTAGAGATGATGCAACTGATGTTGCTGACACAGTTTCAGGTACAGTATCATTTAGTGCTATTGTAGACCCTGCAACTAATACAAGCATATTAGTTAATGCCGCAAGTACTGTAAACAAAATTACTTCAATGAAATTTGTTACTAGACGTTGGAACTCATAGACACAAAATTTAATGTTTTACAAAAATCAGTCAGCAAATGACAGATTAACTATATGGAGAGATTTAAGGCAAAAAAATTTTTCTAATGTAGAAGATCTTGTTTTAGAATATCAATCAATAAAGTTAGTTTCAAGATACATAGATTACTATACGCCTAAAAGTTGGCCAGATCCTTTTGAGATTGTAAATGAAGGCTATTTTTGCCAGAGCGGAGTAACTCTTATACTTGTATCGCATTTAATTTATTCTGGTTTCGTAACTTCAGATGAATTATGTTTTCCTGTGATAAGTAATAACATCAATGGTAGTGACGGATTGGTATTTTTAGATAATAATAGAGTATATAATTTTGAAGTTGGCAAAATTTCTAATTGGGAATTTGTTAAAGAAAATAGTACCATTTTTTCCACTCACAATTTAAGTAAAAATCAGTTTACATATTGACTTTTATACAGTTTTATAATATAATAATACAGCCATAAATATATTTTTTAAACTTAAAGTTTTTAAGATAAAATAGGGACACACATGCAGGTAAGAAAAAGAGACGGAACACTAGAAGACTTAAACATAGACAAGTTACACAAAGTAGTAATGTATGCATGTGAAGGTATAGCAGGTGTAAGTGCATCACAGGTAGAAATAAATTCTAAAATACAATTTTTCGATAAAATAGACACAGAAGATATTCAAGAGACACTAATCAAAAGTGCCGCAGATCTAATTTCAGAAGAGGCTCCAAATTATCAATATGTTGCAGGTAGATTAATTAACTATCACTTGCGTAAGATGGTTTATGGTGTATTTGAGCCTCCTTGCTTATGTGATATTGTTCAAAAAAATATTGATGCAGGATTTTACGATTCTGAATTTACGGAATTGTTTACTAAAGATGAAATTAACGAATTACAAAATTTTATAGATCATGAAAGAGACGAAGTACTAACTTATGCGGCAATGGAACAGTTCCGTGGAAAGTACTTAGTGCAAAATAGAGCAACTGGAGAAATATACGAAACACCACAAGTTGCATATATGATGATTGCGGCAACATTATTTTCAAAGTATCCTGCAGATACAAGAATGTCTTATATTAAGGCATATTATGATGCAATTAGTTTATTTAAATTAAGTTTGCCCACTCCTGTAATGGCAGGTGTTAGAACTCCTCAAAGACAGTTTAGTAGTTGTGTACTTATAGAAACAGATGATAGTTTAGACAGTATTAATGCAACCACAAGTAGTATTGTAAAGTATGTAAGTCAGAAAGCAGGAATAGGAATAGGTGCTGGTAGTATTAGAGCAGTAGGCTCTAAAATACGGAGTGGTGATGCAACACATACAGGTGTTATTCCTTTTTACAAATTATTTCAATCAGCAGTTAAAAGTTGCTCACAAGGTGGTGTAAGAGGCGGAGCGGCTACATTGTACTATCCTATTTGGCATTTGGAAGTAGAAGATTTATTAGTGCTTAAAAATAATAAGGGTGTTGAGGATAACCGTGTAAGACACATGGATTATGGTGTACAATTTAATAAGTTAATGTATGAAAGACTTATTAAAGGCGAAAATATTACTTTATTTTCTCCACAAGATGTCCCTGGTTTATATGATTACTTCTTTACAGATCAAGAAAAATTTCAAGAACTATATGAGAAAGCAGAACGTATGACAAGCATACGGAAAAAATCTATACCTGCCATAGAACTTTTTAGTAGTTTTATGCAAGAACGAAAAGATACTGGTAGAATATATTTAATGAATGTAGACCATGCAAACACTCATGGAGCATTTATAGAAGAAGTAGCACCTATTAAACAAAGTAATTTATGTTGTGAAATAGATTTGCCTACTAAACCTTTAAAACATATAAATGACGAAGAAGGTGAGATTAGTTTATGTACTTTAAGTGCTATTAATTGGGGTGTAATTAAAGATACTACGGAAATGCAAAAGATATGTAATTTAGCAGTTAGGGGTTTAGATGAATTACTAGATTATCAAGAGTATCCTATTTTGGCGGCAGAGATTAGCACAATGAACAGAAGGCCTTTGGGAATAGGTGTAATTAATTTTGCCTATTGGTTGGCTAAAAATGACAGCACATATCAAGAACCTAATTTAGAATTAGTAGATGAATGGTCAGAGGCATGGAGTTATGCCCTTATAAAAGCAAGTGCAGATTTGGCACAAGAAAAAGGTGCATGTCCTAAGTCAGAAGAGACTAAATATGGACAAGGCCTTACACCTAATCAAACATATAAAAAAGATGTTGATGAATTAGTAAAACATAAAGAAAGACAAGACTGGAAAGGATTAAGAAAACAGTTATTAGAAACTGGTATTAGAAATTCCACACTAATGGCAATTATGCCGGCAGAAACTTCGGCTCAAATTAGTAACAGCACTAATGGAATAGAACCTCCTAGAAGTTATGTTAGCATTAAGCAAAGTAAACATGGTGTATTAAAGCAGGTTGTACCTGGTTTTCCATATTATAAAAACAAGTACGATCTGCTTTGGGATCAAAAGTCTCCACAAGGATACCTTAAAATTGTTTCTGTATTGCAAAAGTATATAGATCAGGGTATTAGTGTAAATACCAGTTATAATCCAGAGCATTATGAAGATGAAAAGGTTCCTATGTCTGTTTTAATACAAGATTTGCTAATGTTTTATAAATACGGTGGCAAACAATTATATTATAATAACACGTTTGACGGTCAAGGCGAGATAGATATAAATGCAGACACATCTAATAATGTAGTCAGCGAAGCACCTATCTCTAATGTTGATTACGAAGACGATGACTGTGAGAGTTGTAAAATATGACAGTATTAGATACAAAAAATAAAAAACACCATACAAAAGCAACAATGTTTTTAGATCCTGCTGGTGGAGTTTCCATACAAAGATTTGATACTATTAAATATAAACAATTTGACAAGTTTACAGATAAGCAATTAGGTTTCTTTTGGAGACCTGAGGAAGTAGATATATTAAAAGACGCAAGTGATTTTAAAAACTTAACAGACTTTGAACAACATATATTTACAAGTAATTTAAAAAGGCAAATACTTTTAGATAGTGTACAAGGACGTTCTCCTAACTTGGCTTTATTACCAATAGTAAGTTTACCAGAGTTGGAAACTTGGATAGAAACATGGGCATTCAGTGAAACAATACATAGTAAAAGTTATACTCATATAATTAGAAATGTTTATCCAGATCCAAGTAAAGTATTTGACGAATTATTAGATATAGAAGAAATATGTGATTGTGCAGACAGTATTACTGAAACTTATGATAAACTTATTGAGTATAATCTACTCAGAGAGCAAGGCAGTAAAAAATATGATGAGTATGAGCACAAGAAAAGATTATGGATGTGTTTAATGAGTGTAAACATATTAGAAGGTGTACGTTTTTATGTTAGTTTTGCTTGTAGTTGGGCATTTGCAGAACTTAAAAGAATGGAAGGCAATGCAAAAATTATTAAGTTTATTGCTAGAGACGAAAATGTACACTTAGCAAGTACACAAACTATGCTAAAATTATTACCTAAAGATGATAAAGATTTTGAAAAAATTAAAAAAGAAACATATGATGAGTGTACACAAATGTTTTTAGATGCAGTAGAGCAGGAAAAAGCATGGGCAGACTATTTGTTTAAAGACGGAAGTATTATTGGATTAAATGCAGAATTACTTAAACAGTATGTAGAATATATAGCAGGTAAAAGAATGCATGCCGTAGGACAAGAAAAAATATTTAATACAGGCACTAATCCTTTACCTTGGACTCAAACATGGATAACTGGCGGTAGTGTACAAGTAGCACCACAAGAAACAGAAATAAGTAGTTACGTTATTGGTGGAACAAAACAAGACGTAGAAAAAGATTCCTTTAAAGGCTTTAGCCTATAATTTCACAATACCTAAATCACAGGTAATAAATACTAATATGGCAAACATGTATAATGCAAAAGAATTGGTTGGCAAAGTTGTTACAATTAAACTTACTTCTGGCGTAGAAGTTATTGGATTTCTATTAGCATTAAACGAAGAAAGTAATATGCTTAACTTAAAGAATCCTAATACAGTTGTAATATATGATGACGAAATAGCAGTTATTCCGTTTATGTACACAGGTACCACTGAAGAAGTAATTATGTCTTTAGACCAAGTATTAACGGTTGTAAAATCAAATGAAAAGTCAGAAGCAGACTATTTAAAACTTCACGAACAATCTTAAATTCTAGATAAATACTTATATGCCAGGTATAGGTAGAACAATTTCAGATATGGGAGGCGGTGGCCTCATAATTGGACCAGGTGCGGTTACAACTTTCTGCGAAGGAACTAAAGTTTCATTAGTAGGAGATGGTTTAACAACACATGGTGAACCACCTCATACATCAGGTTCTAGTTTAGTAGCCAATGGTGCCGCCACAGTATTTTGTGAAGGCAAACCAGTTACAGTAGCAGGTATAAGTATAGCCACATGTGCCCATCCTATTGGGCCTGGATCTACTACAGTTCAAGTAGGAATATAATGTTAAATTTAGTTTCGGTACGTGGTCCACATGCTCGTGGTTCTATGGACAATATTCGCATTCAATGGAATATGGGCAATCAATGTAATTATAAATGTGAGTATTGCCCTGATATATTGCATGACGGCAGTAAGCCTTGGTTGCCTTTAGAAGCCTATCTGACTGCCATAGAGCGCCTGTCAACGCATTATAACTATCAGGGTAAAAGAGTAGACTATGAACTTATAGGTGGAGAAGTAACAGTATTACCAGGTTTCGAGGAGATAATACGCAAGATAAGTGAGTATAATACTCATAGTGTTGTGTTTACTAATGGTAGTAGAACAATAAATTGGTGGAGTAAAGCAAAGCATTATATGGACGGAGTAGTTTTAACATATCACCCGTTATCACAAGACCAACAGCATTTAATTAATGTTATAAACGAAATAAAGGATTATGTTACAATTGATATTAATATTGCAGGAATAGGCGGAGACGTGCTCAGATTGGGCGAATTTGTAGAAGTATTACGTGATTTGTTTAAAGACTGCGAACATAATAGATATGACAATGTTAGTATATGTGTTAAAACAATGTATAAAAAGTTACTGGGTAGAAATAGTAAACAAGAAACTTATTGGGAATATTCTAACGAAGAGCAAGAAGTATTACAAAGGCCTGGTATTAAGCCTAGGCCTATAGAGCCAACTCCTGAGCCACAGCAGGAAAATGAACCTGTACAGGATACTTCATGGATGACAGAATTTATTTACGACGATGATACTAAAAAGTATGTACAAAGTCATCAAATTATAAATCAAGGTCTTAATAAATTTAAAGGTATGAAATGTCATTTAGGATTTGAAAGTTTAAATATAGATGCAACAGGAGAGATGTATAGTAGTTGGTGTGGTGCTGTAAATTTTGGAAATGTTGGTAGTCCAGATTGGAAACTTCCAGAAACTAAAACTTCATGTCCTTTTGAATACTGTAATAATATATCAGATATTTCTATTACTAAGACAGTTGCTTAATATCCGTGTTTAATATGTAAAGGATATTAGGCACTTCTTTAAAAAATCCTGTGTTTATATTTTTGATGTTATATGTATTACCTTGATTTTCATATACTCTAATGTCTGTTTCTTCATTATGCAAGTTTACATAATTAGGCAATTCCTTTGACCAATCGTTGCTTAGGCAATTATTAAATGTTTCATATATTTTTCTATTATTAAATTTATAACCTAAGTAGTTAATATATACTATGCTTTCTGATTCTACATCTACTTCAAATTTATGTTCTTTTTTATAATCTAAAATATTTTTATATCTTTTATTAGTTAAATATGGGAGTAGTTTGTTATATCCATATGTGGTTCTATTTAAGTCTGTCGTAGTCAATACAAAATTATCCTTGTATTTTAATAATTTATCGCCATTTAAAAATTGATCGTAAATGTTTTCTTTGTAAAATGGATCTGAAAAATCATATAACCATTCGCCTTTACTATCTATTATAGATGCTTTCCAGTCTCCAAACACATTACCTTTTTTAAATATTATTGCATTATTGTTTTTAAAACATAATTCAATTAAGTCTTTTATATTGCCTACATTTTCGTTAAATGTATTATACTCTATTATAATTTTGTGTTTAAACTGTTCTAATAGGTCTTCTATGTATTGCCAATCAAGTTCTTTAGTAATTAAATTAGAACTTTCAAAGCAACCAAATAATTTTAAATAAATTGTAGTATTGGTATTTTCTAATAAATCTAAAAATGACTTATCTATTTTATTACCATGTGTTGTTACAGTAAGTTCAATATTATTTTCATTACAATACTCTGCTAAATTTGTAATATGTGAATAAAGAAAACTATCTCCATAAAAACTATCACAAAGTATTTTATCAACGTTTGTTGATTTTAGATATTTTAAAAGAATAGGATAATTGATTTCCGAAACAGGAAAGTTTCTTTTGCCAAATTTATGAAAGTACCAATTGCCTTGAGGTGTTAAACAATTGAAAACTTTATTATCAGATGTTAGATCTAAATGTAGTTCCACTTACTTAATATTTGTGCCTAGATGGTGTCTTCCAAAACTTGTTATAAAGTCAACACTTTCTGCTAAATCATACTCTGTGTTTTCTTCATCATAGTAATAACTACTAGCACTATCTAATTCACTTTCTGCAGAATCATATATTCCAATAGTGTACTCTTCCATAATCATAAAGCCTTGTGGTGTTGTACCTCTAACACCAAACACATAGTTTGCTGGAGATAAATTAGCATCTATAGATGTAACATCAACACTTACAACATTAGTAGCATTACTAAAAGTTGCAAATGGAGGTAATGGACTAAAAATTACAATAGCAACATTAGATAAGTTAGTGTTAATATCTAAATCTATATTTGCTGTTTGTCCTTTCTGCACATTTAATATTTTACCTGAAGGGAAAGTATTAGACAATTCTAATGTTTCATCACTACCACCTGAGTCAAGCATTAAAAGTGATTGGTTTACTTGTGATAATTGAGCACTTGTGCCTGTAGTATCTAATGTCAACATAAATTTACCTTTAATACTACCTTCTGAAATAAGTATTTCCTTAATTTTATCACTGTTTTCTGAAGGGTGTTTTTCCACGTATGCGGCGGCACCACCTGCCACTAGAGCAGTTGGAATACTTGTGCCTGTTGCTTGTCCATATACAACTGAAGATATATGGCTACATGTTGTTACGTCAACACCAATTGAAAATATATCAACCTGAGCACCATAATTTGGATGTGCTACTGTGGCATTTCCGCCGTCCCATGGAGTATTAGTAAATGAAGCAATTTGTCTATCGTTATCATGAGCACCAACAGTAAT